ACATTCCGGCCAGCTATCGACAATGGTGTTTGGCAAATTTCGAGTGGAAAGCCCACAACGAAAACCTCCGTCAATCTCTTTTAGCGACACTTAAAAATTGAGGATATGGCAAGACCCAAGAAAAATAATGCAGAGTATTTCACGCATGACGCCGATATGCGTAATGACGTGAAAATAAAGGCTCTCCGCCGTAAATTTTCCCACACAGGGTATGCCGTATGGAATTACTTGTTGGAAACACTCACAGACAGCGACTTTTTCGAGGTTGAGTGGGAGGAAATAAACATAGAACTCCTTGCGGCGGATTATGATGTATCGGTTAGCGAACTGACCGATATTGTTGAATACTGCGTAAAAATCGGACTGTTGCAGCGGGCTGGGAATAAACTCGTTTCCCAAGCCCACCAGCAACGGTTTGCCTCTCTGCTCGCCAACAGAGAACGGAAGCGCATTTCTGACAACCAAAATGCAGGTGAATCGAATAATGGCGGAGTTATGGCGAGCCAAAACCCCGTCGAAATAGACGAAGCCGATGCAAATGGCAGCCCGAAACAACATAGTAAAGGAGAGGAGAGCAAAGGAGAGGAAAAGAAAGGAGAAATAAAATATCCTTATCAGGATATTGCCAACCTGTGGAACTCGATATGCAAGAGCCTCCCGAAAATATCGAAGTTATCAGACCCTCGGCGGGCAAAGATAAAAGCCAGGCTCAACGAGTTCGGCAAGCCTGAAAGCTGGATGCCGACCTGCGAGGCTTTGTTTGAGGAGGTTGAATCATCAAACTTTCTACGGGGCGAAAACAAATCGAATTGGCAAGCGACGTTCGATTGGCTGTTTAACAACGGCACGAACTGGGTTAAGGTCATGGAGGGAAACTACGCCAACAAAGGCCAGCAACGCAAAGCCGGTTCCGCAACTCTCGGCTGTGATGAGCGCATCGAGAACGGACGCCGGACGTATGGGTCGGGAAAGGTTACAATCCCGATGAATGCTCCCCCTCGACCGGGCGATAAATATGCTTGGGATAGTTCAACACAAAAATGGGTGCTGTTATGATGCGGTGGAGAGAGTTGGGAATCGAAATCCCGTATAATCGCACGAGCGGCAACATCAAGACCTATTGCCCTCAATGCAGGGATAGTCGCCACAATAAACGGGATAAAAGCCTTTCGGTGGACTTGGCTACCGGTGTATTCAACTGCCATTACTGCGGGTGGGCGGGTTGCGCCGCCGAGAAAGAACAGCGGTGGGATAAACCATTCTACAACCCTCGCCCGCTGGCTCGGCAGAAACCCGAATACAAAAAGCCCAAACAGACGGGTAATACCACAATGGGCAGCAAGGCTATTGCTTGGTTTGCCGGCCGGGGAATCAGCCAAAAGACGCTCGAACAAATGCGGATTACGGAGGGCATGGAGTGGATGCCGCAGAAAAACGGACAAGCCAACACTATCCAATTCAACTACTACCACAAGGGCGAATTGGTGAACACGAAGTTCCGCACAGGCGACAAATGCTTCAAAATGGTATCGGGAGCAGAACTGCTACCGTACAACATTGACGCTATTAAAGGGCAAAAGGAGTGTATCATCACGGAGGGTGAAATGGATGCCCTTTCCTTTGTTGAGTGCGGGCGTACCGACGTTGTAAGTGTTCCGAACGGAGCAAATGCTAATCTCTCTTACCTTGACGATTACATCGAGGAGTATTTTGAGGACAAAGATACGATTTTCATTGCATCGGACACCGACACCAAAGGCGTCATCCTGCGTGATGAGTTGTTGCGGCGATTCGGAGCTGACCGCTGCCGCATTCTCGAATACGGGGAGGGGTGCAAAGATGCCAACGAACACCTGATGAAATTCGGGCGGGATAGCCTCCTGAAATGCCTCAACGATGCGCCGGAGGTAAAAGTAGAGGGAATTTTCACGGTTTCAGACTTTGAACAATCGCTGGACGCCATTTTTGAACACGGTCTACAAAAGGGAGTAACAATCGGGCATGACAACTTTGACCGGTTGTGTTCTTTCGAGACAAAACGCCTCTGCATCGTAACAGGTATTCCGGGCAGTGGTAAATCGGAGTTTATCGACGAGATTGCCGAGCGGTTGAATATGCGGTACGGGTGGAGATTTGCCTATTTCAGCCCTGAAAATGCCCCGCTCGCCTATCACGCCTCCAAGTTGATAGAGAAGTTCACCGGCAAGCGGTTCAGCAAGGAAACGCTTAAATTCGGGGAGTATCGGCTGGTAAAAGAACACCTCGAAGATAATTTCTATTTCATCAGCCCTGCGGACAATTTCCGAGTAGATACAATCCTCGAAAAAGCCAAATTCCTCGTCCGGCGGCGGGGCATCAAAGCCCTCGTAATCGACCCATACAACCGTTTGGAAAGCCAACAGGGGAACCGGAACGAAACGCAGTACATCAGCGAACTGCTCGACAAGCTGACGAATTTCGCTCAAATCAACGACATCCTCATAATTCTAATGGCGCACCCGACCAAGCAGCCGAAGAATAAAGACGGTGTAATTGAAGCCCCGACGTTGTATGACATCAGCGGCTCGGCCAACTTCTACAACAAAGCCGATTTCGGCATCGTGGTACACCGGAACCGCTTGGAAAACACGGTCGAGGTTCACGTTCAAAAAGTCAAGTTCCGGCACCTCGGAGAGTGCGGGACTTGCCAATTCAAGTACAACATAAATAACGGGCGGTATGTGCCTTTCGACGGTAGCAGCTTCGATGCTATCAAGTGGGATAATGACAACCACCTGCAACAACACCAACAAGAACTATTGGAGGAAGCATGCCGAAACAGCGTGTTTGACTTCCATGACGACGACATGCCGGATGACGACTGCCCATTCTAAAAGTATGGAAACGAATATAATATACAATATAGACTGCCTTACGGGGTTGCGCAATCTCCCTGACGATAGCATAGATTGCTGTGTTACGTCTCCGCCATATTTCAACCTGCGGGATTACGGTGTAACCGGCCAAATCGGATTAGAGGAAAGCCCCGAACAGTACATTCAGAAATTGGTCGGCGTATTCCACGAGGTAAAGCGAGTGTTAGCCCCGGCTGGGACATTGTGGATAAATATCGGGGATTGTTACGCTGGCAGCGGGAAAGGGGCGGCCAATTATCCCGACAATGCCGTGAAATACAAGCAGGGGACAAATCGAGGAACTGTTGGCTGCTCGACCATAGTCAAGAAATTCGACGGTTACAAGAGCAAAGACCTTATTGGCATACCTTGGATGTTGGCCTTTGCGCTACGGACGGACGGTTGGTTCCTACGGCAGGATATTATTTGGGCGAAGCCTAACCCCATGCCGGAAAGCATGAAAGACCGGTGTACGAAATCCCACGAATATATTTTCCTGCTCACCAAGTCCCCGAAATATTACTTCGATTGTGAGGCTATTCATGAAAAAGCCGTAACAACCGGCACAATTCCGACCGATGCTCCTCGGTATGGTGGAAACAAATACACGGCGACCCCCGAAAAGTTTTACCGGACAAAAAGCGGCAACGCATATATCGACAGGGAATTTCGGAACAAAAGAGACGTATGGACAGTACCGACACAACCGCTGCAAGAAGCGCATTTTGCAACATTCCCCGAAAAATTGGTAGCCGATTGCATTTTAGCCGGATGCCCCGAAAATGGAATCGTCCTTGACCCTTTCATGGGTTCCGGAACGACAGGCATAGTCGCCCGAAAATTCAACCGCAAATACATTGGGTTCGAGTTGAACCCTGAATACATAGAAATCGCCGATAAGCGGTTGAAAAAAGAACTTGGATTATTCATTTAACACCTCAATAACAGTATGAAAACGTATGTAATCACACTCTCAAAGCGGTTTCCTGCCGGACATAGACGTGCTGGCGACCTTACATTTTTCCATGAAAAGCTGGCAAATGCTCTTGACGACGCCGAAGCGACACTTACCGTAGACGATGCAGATGATACGCCAATTCAAATATGCGATTGGAAAATCCACACGATGCGGGTAAATTATCCCCTTTGGGAAAAACGCATCGCCGAGGTTGAGCGGGGCGAGGCTTGCCTATCAATCCGACAATGGATGGGCAAGCCATACCACAGCAAACAGACTGAAATTGCCCGGCTGACAAAGGAGGACGGCGTAGGCATTCAAAAAGTAGAAATCACCAATGATTTTTCGGAGTGCATTATCGGAGGCCAATATTATAACTACTATGATGTTGCTCAAAATGATGGCCTACACCCAGCCGATTGGCTTGATTGGTTTAACGCACACGACTTCGCAAAGCCTATGGCA